GACGAGGTACATCGCTACAACAGCCCGGTCTTCTCTCAGGTCTTCGACCGGGTGGATTACAAGTATATCATGGGCCTTACGGCCACGCTTCCGGAAGGAGAGAAGTACGATCTCACCCGGAGGCGTTGCCCCATCTTTGAGAAGGTCCCGCTGCGCGAAGCCATGCAGAATGGATGGGTTGCTCCCTTCCTGGTCTATAACCTGGGGATTGACCTCTCCTACGCAGAGCGCAAGCGCTATGAGGATCTGAATGAGAGCTACCACCAGCACTTCGCCGCCTTCAATCACAATTTCGAGCTGGCAATGCAGTGCCTTCAGGAGGACAGCAAGGCACGGAGCTACGCACGCCAGCAGAATTGGGACTTTCGGCGCGTGAAGATGCACGCTGCCCAGTTCATCAGGAACGTGCAGAAGCGGAAGAAGCTGCTCTACAACTCGAAGACGAAGATCAAGGCGGCCAAGGCCCTGATCCAGAAGTTCAGCGACCGGAAGATCATCTCGTTTTCCCAGTCCATTGCGGCTGCGGACAAGCTCCAGAGGTACCTGCCTGATCGCGTAGTCACGTATCATAGCGACATGACAGGTACGGAGCAGGACGAGGCCATGGAGTCCTTCCGTGACGGGAGCAATGGCTACCACGTCCTCTCCACCTCCAAGGCCCTGGACCAGGGTGCGGACCTACCACAGATAGACATGGCCCTTGTGGTCAGTGGCACGTCCAAGCCCCTCCAGTCCATTCAGCGCTTAGGACGCACCATCCGGAAAGGAGACGGAAAACGAGCCGTCATCGTCGAAATCTATGCCCGTGACACGCAGGACCAGAAGTGGTTACAGAAGCGTCAGCGCAAAACTCCACGAGAGACGATATACCACGTCCAATCCATCAATGACATCACCATCAATCAACCTGCTGTCAGGACATGATCGAAGATCTTCCACGCTTTATAGACTTCCTCGGGGACCATGAGATGACCACTCGCCAATTCCTCCTCTGCTGGATTCTCTTTCTGGACAAGAGAGAGCACAGTGGTGCTCCGTTGCCCGACGAGGGACCAGCAATCGCCAACATTTACCGCTTTGTGGAGAATGTTGGGGGTTGGTCCGACGAGGAGATAGAAGACCTTGTGCGGCGCGGTTACATCGTTGATCGGGGCAATGACCCGCGCAACATCTACCCCGATGACCTTATCGTGACTGAAAAATTCGTCACGGAGGTCCTGGCCACCAGAAGCCAGTTTGAACAACTCTGGGACGAGTATCCGGCGTTCATGGATGCCCCCGAAGACTACCGGAAGGAGAAGATTCCCCTGAAGGCCGCCGTGAAGGAGGACATCGAAGAGATGTTCTACCGCCGCTGCAACAGCAAGTCCCGCTTCGAGAAGATGATGAAAGCCCTGAAGTGGGCCAAGAAGCACGGCAAGATCAAGATGGGCATCAAGAAGTGGTTGGGCGGCGAGTACTGGAAAGCCCACTACGAAGAGATGAACGAGGATACTCAGCCTGTTCACCGCACCGTCATCTAACCCCCTTCTAACCACATGGGACAAACCTACTGGAAGGACTTCAAGCACAAGGTGGATCGTGGCCGCGAAGGCCTCAACCACTGGATTCCCTTCCCTTTTGACCGCTTCTCAAAGCACGTCGGCATCACCAAGAGGATGTACCATCTCATCGGTGGTGACCCCGGCACCGGGAAGTCAGCCTTTACGCATCTATGCTACATCACCCAGCCCTACAACTGGTGGAAGAACCGGAAGGATGAGACGAACATGAAGCTCCGCATCATTCTCCGCTCCATGGAGAGATCCAAGGAGTACACCATCGCCAAGTGGGTGTGCTGGCGCATCTACTTCAAGTACGGAGTTCTCCTGGACGTGAACGACATCCTCTCCTACGGAGACAGCCGCCTGGGGGACGAGGAATACGAGATGGTCTGCGAGACCCGGGACTACTTTGAACAGATGCAGGAGCACGTCGAGATCATTGATGGTCTGGACAACCCCACCGGCATCTGGAAGCACCTCAGAGGCTGGGCTCATCAGAACGGCGACACCTTCCGGCTCAAGGACGGCTCTCAGCCGCAGAAATACATTGAGCGGGATGGAGGCGAATGGATCAACATCCGAAGCCTCCCGCCAGATGTGGAGATCGACAACCGCTTTGAGAGGATCTACGTCCCCGACGACGAAGACCTGCTGACGATCTTCATCATCGACCACATTGGAAAGGTGCGCCGGGAGCGAGGCTACACCAAGAAGGAGAATCTGGACAAGATGAGTGAATACATCGCGGTGGCCAGAGACCGCTTCGGATTTATTCCCGTGGTGGTCAGCCAATTCAATCGCTCCCTCTCTGACTCAACCCGTAGAAGCCGCCTGAGCGTGGCCCCGGAAAAACAGGATTTCAAGGGGACTGGGAATACCTACGAGGACTGCGACGTGGCGATGGGATTGTTCAATCCCCATGAATATCAGATGGAGGAATTTCCAGACCATAATGGGCTTCCCTCCTACGCCATCCAGAATTTTGTCAATCAGGACGGCTTCAACCGGTTCAGGAGCCTCCATGTGCTCAAAAATACCTACGGGATCGACAATTTCGACATCGGACTCAACTTTATCGGTGAGATTGGGCACTTTCGGGAGCTTCCCAGACCGGAGAACATGACGCGGGACCTGTACCAACACTACACGAATGTTGGATAACCCCTTGACAATCACCCCTACAATCACTTCCTTAGACCTACCACTAACCTACTCATGAGCGAACTTATTGGAATCTTCGGGCCGTCAGGCCAAGGCAAGAGTACGGCAGTCCGGACTCTTGACCCCACCGAAACCTTCATCATCAACGTCACTGGGAAGTCCCTTCCCTTCCCCGGCTGGAAGCGTCATTACCAGCAGAAGAAGGGTGGGAACTACTACGCCACGGAGGATCACAACACGATCAATCAGATCCTCACTGGCACTCCCCAGGGTGGTGATGGCCTCATCGGGCGAGAGAACATCAAGAACATCGTGATCGACGACTTCCAGTACCTGATGAGCTTCGAGCTGATGAATCGGGCTCAGGAGAAGGGCTGGGACAAGTTCACGCAGATGGCGCAGCACGCTTTCAGTGTGCTCAACAACGCCCGGAAGATGCGTGAGGACCAGAAGATCTTCATTCTCTGCCACACCGCAGAGAAAGAAGATGGTACTGAAGGGATGAAGACCGTTGGGAAAATGCTCGACGAGAAAATTGTCCCCGAGGGGCTCTTTACTATAGTGCTGTTCACTCACGTGGACAACCAGGAAGACGATCCCTCCAAAAAGTACTTCTTTCAGACGCAGACCAATGGAAAGAGGACTGCGAAGAGTCCGATGGGAATGTTTGACCAGTACCTCATTCCCAATGATCTCCAGTACGTAGCAGACCGGATAGATGAGTATTATCACGGTGAGCCTGCTACGGTGGAGGCCTGAAGTACTACACTGATTGTATAACGAAAGGACCTCCAAACAATGAGCGAAATTGATCTTGACGACCTCACTCAGATCGAGGACGTAGCAGCACGAGGTAAGTCTGACTACGACCTTCGGTACCTGGAGAGCAGAGAGAAGTGGGAGGTCAGCGAACTGGCCTTTAACCACCTGAACCTGAATAAGCAGGCGCTCTCCATGTACGTCCATAAGGACGCGAAGGTCGTCATTTCCGTCCAGTCTCGGGAGCACTCCGAGTTTATGCGTGGACGGGCAGACTCGAAGCAGAAGTCCCGGACCTTCACCAACCGGAAACTCCGGGACATCATGGACCGACTGGGGTATGAGGACGTAGATAGGTTTGCACTCGTCCCTCTTGGCAATCAGACGGGATCCGACGACGTGGATCGTAACTTCTATGCCGTTGAGCCCTGGGAGGATCGGGACATCTCTCCCTTGCTGGAGAGCATCTTGAACAAGGACAACTGAAGCATCACGGGGGAGGCCGCATAACCGGCGGCCTCTCCCTCCCCTGCCGGGGAAAATCTCCTTAGCAACCCTTCTAACCACTTTTCTACAGGACAACTATGAGCAACTTCACCTTTTCCGCTTCCGACGACTCCACGCAGGAGAACAGTCAGGCTCCCTCTCTTCAGCACCCGTACCTGGGTCCGGCCACGCTTTCCGATGTTCGGATTGATGCCCTGGGTGAGAACGATGAATGGGACGTTCTGACCTTTGAGTGGACGTGCCACGGCCCCAATGAGACCGTGGAGGACATGGACTCCGACAAGGTCTTCCGGGACACCCTCTTCCCGCCCCGGGAAAGCGACCTTCAGCCGCGTGAGGAAGGTGGCACGCCGCCCTTCCAGCGCACTATCGACCTCATTGCCTACCGCCTGAAGTACTTCCTTGGCGAGGAGCAGGCCAAGGCGGCGGCCACCACCGTGGATCAGTTCGGGAACGACCCCGGCTCTCTCACGGAGGCGTGGGACAACCTGCGGGAGAATGTCGTGCAGGCCATCGACGAGGTGGACTACAGCGAGAAGACGGTTCGCATCAAGGTCGTGGGGAACGCTTACACCAACTCCAATGGTGAGCGGAAGACCAACGTCCAGTTCACCCGCTACCCGGGCTTCATTTCGGATGAGGACTCCGACCACCCGGCCTCCTTCTCGCGCAACGAGAAGCAGGAGAATAACGAGTACCGGGCTGAGATGAACAAGCAGCCCGCGTCCAGCAACGACATGGCTGCGGCCACTGGCGGCGACGGCGTTCCGGCTGATGCCCCGGAATTTTAGGGCATAGGCGGTAACCGCTAATTGAACTGATGGACAGGACGGGGAGGGGGACCTCTCCCCTCCCCTCCTATCCATTATTGGCCGTCCTTCCCTTCTAACCAGCCATGTCATGCACTTTGAGGCCAGCCTCCCTCTGAGCAAGGAGTTTGTCCTCGAACGCCTCACTGAAGAGGAGATCTTCGAGCAGTACTTGGGCGTCGAGGTCCAGACTCAGAGAAAGTTTCGCAACCCTCTACGCCAGGACAAGCATCCCACCTGCACCTTCAGTTATCGAGGGGGCAGGCTCCGATTTCGAGATTGGGCCTGGAACCGGCCCATGGATTGCTTCGATCTGGTGGCATACATCTATAACACCAACTACGAAGGAGCCCTTGAGCAGATTGCCGCCGACTTCAATCTGGCGGACAAGAAACCGCGCAAGAAGGCCATTAACCAGATGGCCCTGCGCGAGGAGCACAATAAGAAGGCTTCCCAGAGCGGCCCCTACACGGAGATCCTCGTCCACATCTCAGACTGGAAAGAGCAGGAACGCTCCTACCTGAAAGCCCACGGCATCAGCGGGGAGCAGGTCCAGAAGTTCAACTGCCTTCCCATCGACAAGGTGTGGGTGAACGGCAAGGACATCTGGTACTACTCCGAGGAGGATCCAGCCATTGGCTACTACTTCGGCACCGCAGAAAATGGCCTCCAGCGCTGGAAGATCTACTTCTACAAGCGGGATGAGCGCCGATTCCTCTGCAATACTTCTCTCGTCCAGGGCTGGCCCCAGCTCCCCGACAGCGGAGACCTGTGTGTGATTACCAAGAGCCTGAAAGACGTAATGGCCCTTCACAGCTTTGGCATCACCGCCGTAGCTCCGCAGGCAGAGAGCGTGGCCCCGCCCGACGACAAGATGGAAGAGCTGAAGGGCCGCTTCACCCACGTGGTGAGCCTCTACGACTTTGACTACGCCGGGGTCTGCACCGCCAATCAGATGCGGAAGGAGCACAACATCCCGGCCCTCTTCCTCACCGATGGCCGATTTGATACCCTGGACTTCGGAGCAAAGGACTTCAGTGACTACGTCCGGGACTTTGGCCGACAGGCCACGTGGGGTCTGATTGAGGAAGCCCAACGCCGTCTCACTGAGCCTGCAATTAGCTGAAAGGGACCTCTACAACCTGATCCAAGCGGAAAGGTCGAGGTCCTACACCCTCTCAACCGACGCCGCTTTCTCGAACCTCTACCCACAAAACCATGAGATAACGTGCAATCTGTAGTTACCCCCAAGACTGAGGCCCTTCAAACCCTCACGATCCCGAAATACAAGACCAAGGTGAAGACCAGCGAGAGCCGCCGCAAGAAGTACTACAACAAGTACGACAGCAAAGGCGTCTCGCGCAGCTACGAAGACTACGACGGGGAGACCATTCCCATCCCTAAAACCTACATGAAGAAGGTTCGGGAGGGGGTCTGGGACTGGAATAGCAACGGCTACCTCATTGATGAGAATGGGGAGCGCGTCGTTGCCAACCCCCGCGCTGCCGGAACTCCCAACTACGAGAGTCTCTCCGGAAATAACTTCTCCAGCGGCTACGTCAAGCCCATTGTGCGAGCCAAGCTGGTTGCCGCACTGAAGGACTTCTACCGACCTTTTGTGCAGGAGCAACTGGAGCCCTTCGACGAGGAGGACTTCCCCCTGGCCGTGCAGTGGAAGTGCTACACGACGCTGGACCGGAGCAGCTTTGACCTCTCCAATTTCTGGTTCTACTACAAATACCTGGAGGACTGTCTCCACGAGGAAGAGGACGGCGACGGAAATCCGGTGACGCAGATCATGCCGGATGACTCCATCCAGTATGTCACCGCTCCTGCTCGCCCCCTTCTCTACCCCATCGATGAATGGGAGGACCGGAAGTTTGTCTTCGAGTTCTATCCGGACACTCGACCAGCAATCAACAACCACCCTTTCTGGAATGATAGCTAACCCCAAATGCCTTCTAACCGCACAGAAGACCCAGGACGAAATCGAGAAGACCCTTCTGCGAGCCCTGGGCGAGATGCAGACGGAGGAGGAGTATCACAACCATCCGTTCATCAGCAACTCCAATTTGAAGACGCTGGAGCAGAGTCCCCGCCTGTTTCATCAGGAGAAGATTCAGGGGGAGTCCGACGACGATCAATCCCGGTTCATGAAGCTGGGTTCGATGATCGACACCATGTTGCTGGAGCCTCACCAGTTCCAGTCCCGCTACGTCGAGGAGCCCAGCGACCTGAAAGAACCGTATTCTTCCAAGGAGAAGGACTTCTGTGAGGCCTATCAGAACGGCCACACTGCCGAAGAAGCCTACCGCGAAGTCTACTCCACCAACGGGAAGAGCGACGAGAAAATCCGGGAGAAGGCCCAGAAGAAGCTCGACAAGTTCGAGGCCTACTTCCAGTTCCAAGAGGAGATTGAAGAGGGAGGCCGCACACCCTACTCCTCCGACGAGCACCAGAAGGCGATGAACGTCTTCTACGACATCCAGAATCACCGCAAGGCCCAGGCTTTCCTGAGCCCTCCGCGCCATCAGGTGCAGCACAAGGAGGCGCAGATGGTGATTCCTTTCGTCCAGAACGGCGTCTTCTGCCGGTCAATGTTGGACTGGGTTGTCGTGGGCCAGGACCGGATCATCTCCATCGATCTGAAGACGACTTCCAAGCAGCTCTCCAGCTTCGACTACTGGTATCGTCGCCGCAGGTACTACCGCCAGCAGGCCATGTACCGCCGTGCCCTGGAGTACAAGTACAGAGGCACCGACTACGAGGACTTGCCGGTAGCGACCTATGTGATTGCCGCCCACACGAAAGAGCCTCACGAGACCATTGTGAGGCGCATCGACAACGCCCTCCTTCGACAGGGCGAACAGGAGCTGGATACGCTCCTGGACCACCTCAAATTCCACATTGAGAACGACGTGTGGCGGCGAAGGCCGAAGTACTACCAGACCAATGACGTGTCCGTCATCCAGCATGACGAGAGCGAGATTCTCCCACTCAACCTTCAGTAACCCATGGCGACCATCAGCACAGTCAAGGACCGCGAGAAGCGGTTCAAGAAGCAGATTGCTGGGCTCGTGGGTGAAGGGTGGGCGAAGCTCCTCTGGAAGGAGTTCACCAAGCCCTACATGAAGAAGATTCAGTCCTTCCTGAAGAAGGAGCGCCGCGTCCACACGGTGTATCCGGCCAAGGAGGATGTATTCCGGGCACTCAAACTCTGTCCGGTAGAGAAATGCAAGGTGGTGGTAATTGGGCAAGATCCCTATCCCCACGACCATGCAGATGGGCTTGCGTTCTCCTGCTCGTCGAACCGGGACATGGCTCCCTCCCTGCACAACATCTTCCAGGAGTTGGAGGACGATCTGGGCTTTCAAGGCCCTGCTCCGGACTCCAGCCTGGACCGCTGGGCAGAACAGGGTGTCCTCCTCCTCAACACTGTTCTCACGGTGAGGGAGGGGGAGCCCCGGAGCCACTCACACATCGGCTGGCAAACCTTCACCCGGCGCATCATCAAGCTCTTGGGGAGCGAAGAAGCGCGGCCCAAGGTGTTTATGCTCTGGGGCAACTACGCCAAGTCTTTCATGAAGGACATCCCTCCTTCCATCGATCCCTTCACTCACTGGTGCATCCAGTCTTCCCATCCCTCTCCCCTATCGGCCTATCGGTCCTTCTTTGGATCCAGGCCCTTTTCTCAGGCCAACGAGAGGTTAAAGAAAGAGGGGTATGAGCCGGTGGACTGGACCAGCAACAACCCGGACACCACTTGATCGGTGTCCGTGGATCATTACACAACTCATCAACCCTTCTAACCGCACTATGCGACAAGCAAAGTTCTCTCCCCGCAAGAAAGTGGATTTTCAGGAAGCAACCGATCCTGATCTGGTCCCTGAAAAGACGGAGACCTACACTCCGCTCTCCAATCTGGAGGTGATTCGGCAGGTCCGAAATAAGGCTGGCCGGATGGGGTACGATATCTCCATGGAGCGCTATCTCATGAACAAGAAGCGCAGCCAGTTCTTCGGCACCTTCGTGCTGGAGAATGAGGAGGGCGGCATCAGCTCCCAGATTGGCGTATGCAACTCCTACGACAAGACGCGCAGCGCTATCGTTGCCCTTGGAGCCAGCGTCCACCGCTGCTCGAACCTCTCCTTCTCCACCTTCAAGAAGTTCCGCAAACACACGGGTGACGTGCATGGGGACTTCGAGGACATGGTGGAGAACGCCTTTGGACGCGTAGAGGATGAGACCCAGCGAATCCGGCAGCGCTACAACCTCCTCCGGGAGGTGGATCTCAACGACGAAGACGCGGCCTACCTCCTTGGTCGCCTGCTCTACGACCTTCAGGTACCGGTGACCTTGGTGAATGCCACCAAGAAGAGCCTATTGAACGACGACTTCGTGTTTGGAAACGACACGTGGTTCGACTTCCACATGCATCTCACCGACGCCCTGAAGGAGAGTCACCCGCGCAACATGGTAGAGGACCACATCTCCACCGAAGAGATGCTTGTGGGTGAGGCCAAGGCCCGGATGAATGGGGCTGACCGCCAGTTGGGCAACCCCAATGCCCATCGCATGACCCGCGTCTCTGGCCGCACTGCCAGCATGGACGTGTAACCTTCAACAAGGAAGGGTGGGGACTCACCATCCCCACCCTCTCCTTTATCTTTCACCACTTCCAACCAACCCTTCTAACCAGCCTATGAAGCTCAACAACACCACTACCGCAGCGGAGGCCACCGACCAGATGGAGGGGCACTCCTACGGGATTGACGAGGAGAACATGCACCTCGCCTACCAGGCTTTCACGCAGTACTCCGACCCCATTTCCTCAATCGTCCGGGAGGTCACCAGCAACGCCGTCGATGCCCACGACGAGGCCAGGATGATCCGGGACGGGGAAATCACCCGCGAAGACTACGAGGACGAGGAGACCTTCGATGAACTGTATCGACGCCTTCAGGACTGGGAGGAGCAGATGGTGGAGATCGAGATCTCCGAACGCCATCCCCTGGACGGAGAGCGGTGGATTGCCTTCCACGACTACGGCCTGGGCCTTTCCCCGCAGCGCATCGAGAAGATCTACTCCCGCTTCTTCTCCTCCAACAAGCGGGATACCAACGACCTGATTGGAGCCTTCGGCCTGGGGAGTAAGTCTCCCCTCTCCTACTGTGATATGTTCGATGTCATCACCCGGTACAATGGCATCGAGTATCACTGGACGGTCTACGAAGAGGCGAAGGCCCCGCGCATTGATCTTCTAAACCGGAAGGAGACCGACGAGCCCAACGGCACCACTGTTCGCGTGCCGATCAAGAGCTTGTCGGACCACTCCAAGTTCCAGGAGGCGTGCAAGAAGCAACTGGCCTATTTCGAGAATCTCTACTTCAAGGGCGGGTTCAGCAATACCGACGAGCTGAATGACTACACCCTCTACGAGGGAGACAGCTTCGTTTACCGCCCCGGCAACACCTTCGACGAACTCCACATCTGCCTGGGCCGGGTCTACTACCCGATCAACTTCGACGTGCTGGACATGGAGCGTGGCTACAGCTACCGCTCCAACAACAAGCACTGGTGCGTCCCCATCGCCCTCAACTTCGACGTGGGGGAGCTGGATGTTGTATGGAACCGGGAGGCCATTGAGTACACCGACCGGACCATCAGCGCCATTCAGGAGAGGGTCGAGAGTCTGAAGGAAGAGTACCGGGACCTGTTTGAGGAGCGCTGCCAGAGCATCTCCTCCATGGAAGAATGGATTCGGACGAAGAACAGTCTGGATGGAAGTACCATCACGACGCCTACCGGCGACGTTGATCTTCCCTACAGCGCCCACCTCATCGACGACACGCGGGTGCCTTACCCCAAGTACTCGAAGCACCTGAAGCACCTCCCGAACCCCTTCCGGCCCTTCAAGTGGCACCGGAAAATCAAGGATGGCTACGTCCAGCAGAAGAGCAAGTCCTACAACGTCAATGAGACGATCCATAACCCGGATCGGAAGGCATTCATCACCCGCTCAGGGCTGAAGAGCCGGAAGAACCGCTACATCAGCGAAGAGCTGGGCCACCATACCTTCCACCTCCTCAAATTCAACGCGAACAAGGTGCGGACTGATGAGGAGACCATTCGGAGGAAGATTGCCCGGTCGAAGTTTGACAGCTCCATGGAAGAGCATCGTATCTCCGACGAGGAGGTTCAGGCCTACCTGGACTTCCAGCAAGAAGGCATCAACTACGTCTTCTCGAAGATCGAAGACTACGATGCCATTGAGATCTCCGAGTCCTTCAAGGAGAAGCTCAGAGAGGAGCGGCGCAAGGCCCGGGAAGAGAAGAAGCAGAAGCGCAATCGGAAGAATACCTTCCCGGCCAAGAAGCTCAAGCGGGGTGGCTCCTGGCGTCACGAGATGAAGTGGAGCCGTGCGAAGCTCCGGTGGAAGAATGTCCTCCGGAACGACACCCTCATCATCTATGGCTTCCGGGCCGATGACGATGCTCTTCAGCGTGCCGGGAAGATCGTGAGGGACATGAGAATTGCCCCCAACGGAAGCCACCGGCACCTAAACACCCAGAAGCTCCGGGTCCTGAAGATCGCCAAGAAGAGAGCAGAGCACTTTGAGAAGTTGGACCGGGCCTACCACGTCGATGACTTCCTGAAGCGGGAGAACCCCATTATCCAGCGTCTTCTGCGGCGCGTGGCCAACAAGCTCGTCAAGGCGAAGAAGCCGGACATGGGATCGATTCCCAAGATGGACGAAAGCGCAAAGGTCCTCAAGAGCGAGGTCAAAAGCTGGCGCACAACCAACGTCAGCTCCCGGCAAATTGAGAGGTTTCTCGACCTCTCAGACGCCGATCACCAGGATGTGAAGCGGTATCTGATCGAAAACTGGGCCGATCCCGCGCTGAAGCGGAAGGTTAAGGCCCTCCGTGGTTACCAGGAGAAGTACCCTCTCCTTCGGTTCATCAACGGATACAAGATTAACAAGCACGATACCCTTCGCAGAGAATTGAACGACTACGCATCCAGTAAGGGTGACATTAACCCTGCCCTTCTTTATCGTTACAACCAGCACAAGACAGACCAGATCAACGATGAGTAGCATTTTCGCCCTCAAGGTAGGTGACCGTGAGAACCCTTCCGCTGTGAAGGTCATCCTCGACGGGAAGCACTACCTGAAGCACGAGAACATCGACGAAATCTATGAGGCAGCCCTGGACTACAAGGCCGCCCCGGAAGACGAGAAGTTAGAGCGTCTGAGCAACCTCCTCGACCCCTATCACCGGGAGACGGTTCTGGGAGAGGAAATCGTCCGGGACAACATGGGGAACTACTACTTGGAGGGTACCGACGTGCCCATTCCGGAGGACCTCATCTCCACAATCAAGGACCTCGAAGACCAGGGTGCTCCCATCGAGCCCCTCACGAAGTTCTGGAAGCACTGTCTCCTGAACCCCAACACGGAGGCCCGGGATGACTTCTTCCGGTACTGCCGGGACTACGGGGTGACGATCACGGATGAGGGCTACGCGGTCCTCTACAAGACCGTGGAGAAGAATCCCTACGGGGACGTTCCACAGGACCTTGTGACCTTCATCGGCACGGAGTACCTTCGCATCAAGCGTGCTGGGGAAGATCCCTCCGACTACTACGTGGTCGAGGATGAGGGGGATTACGCCCTTGTGGACTCAAAAGACGCCACAACCCTTGACGCCCAGGGCAGCAATGGGCAGATGGTGGATCCCAGTTCGTTTGACCTTTCCTTCCTGGCTCTTATGCGCGTGGCCGATCAGGAAGGCATCATCTCCAGCTTCCGGATTGAGGACGAGGACAAGGCGTACTTTGAGTACCCGGCTGGCTCCTACCGGACCTACCATGCCCGGAAGGCCGGGGACCTCCCCTTCCCGGAAGTCCAGGACCTCTTCGACGATCTGGATGAGGCCCTGACCCGGATTCAGTCCACGGAGCTGACCTACCATGGCACCCTCGAAGAACTGTATGAGGGCGTCTCCAATAGCTCAGATGCCCCGTACCGCCCCCACCACAAGGGTGGGAATTACGGCAACGAGATCCGGCTTGGGGAATGGGTCCCGATGCCCCGGGAGAAGTGCGATCCCAGCCGGAATAAGTCCTGCTCGAAGGGGCTGCACGTGGGCTCCTACTCCTACGTGGACCGGTTCTCGAATCCTAACAGTGAGATCCTGGCGACTATCGTGAGCCCCCGCGACATC